ATGAGTTTGAACCGGCTTCACATTGGGAAGGCCCGTATTATGGTGCGGATTGGGGATTTTCTAATGATCCAACGGCGTTGGTGCGTTTCTGGATTGATACAATAGCCAATGAATTTTATATTGAATATGAAGCACATGGTCACCGCGTTGACCTGGATGATACCGGTGAATTGTTTTTAAATGTACCAGGCGCAAAGACCGCAACAATACGCGGTGATAATTCCCGTCCTGAAACAATTAGCTTTATGAACAAGCGTGGTTTTAATGTTATACCGTGTGATAAATGGACGGGTTGCGTTGAAGATGGTATTTCATATTTAAGGTCTTTCAAACGCATTGTGATCCATGAACGTTGCAAACACATGCAACAGGAAGCGCGTCTATATAAATATAAAGTTGACAGGTTAACAGAAGACCCTACAACTGATATAGTAGACAAGCATAACCATTTATGGGATGCTGTACGATACGGGGCGGGACCAATGATCAAAGATAGAATTCAAGGCTTTACAGAGAAACAGGCGGAACAGATGGAACACATGGAAAAAACCACACTCGCCCCGGAAATGGGAGTTGAAGAATGGTAGGATTTACTGGTGATTTTTTCAAGGCTTCACATGGTTTTACAATTGCAAGCAGAACACCAAACAAAGGTGTTGTGAATAACAAAGCACTTGGTACAACCGGCACTGAAATCTATGCTGGTTTCTTTGATGAAGAATACTTGGCTAAACTATTGGCTGAAGACGGAATTGATGCTTTTGACAAGATGCGCCGTAGTGACGGGCAAGTTAAAATGCTATTGTCTGTTGTTAAAAATCCTATTCGTGCCGCAACCTGGGTTATAGAAGCGGTTGATGAAACTGACATAGCCAAAGAACATGCCGACTTTGCAACGCACGTTATAATGAATGATATAACGAATAAAAACGGCAAACATAAAACGTTCACTGAATTCATAACTGAAGTTTTGACAAACATTGAATATGGGTTTAGCGCATTTGAGATTGTACACAAACAGGTTAAAAACCATAAACGTTTTGGTGACTATCTTGGACTTGCTGATTTAGGATTCAGGCACCAGCGCAGTATATTACAATGGGGATTGCGTGAAGATGGTTCAATAGGTTTTATTCGCCAACTTGTTAATGGTGATTTGGATGTTGATGTTGATATACCAGGGCAATTCATGTTGATCTTTTCAAATGAAAAAGAGGGTGATAATTATGAAGGCATTTCAATGCTGCGCCCCTGCTATGGCAATTGGTTTAGAAAGAATATTTATCGTAAGCTTCAAGCCATAGGAATTGAACGTTCTGCCAAAGGTGTGCCGATTGGTATCATGCCCGCCGAAATGATCAACCGCCCGGATTATCAAGCACAACTTGATGCTTTTCAAGAACTTCTTGATAAACTTTCATCACATGAAAAGAACGGTGTTGTCATTGGTGCCGGGTTTGAAATGACAGAATTAAAAATAACGCATGATAGTGACAAGGTTCAAAAAGTTATTAGTTCTGAAAACGTTGAAATGTCTAAAGCGTTTCTTGCAAACTTCATGGAATTAGGGCTTGAAGCAAATGGTGGAAGTTATAGCCTTGGTTCTGATTTATCGGATATATTTCTTGGTGGAATTGAGTATATGGCTAAAGAAATTGTTCAAAAACTTAATCACGATTTGGTGATACCACTTATCAAAGCCAAGTATGGTGAACTTGACGAATACCCAAAAATGACGGTCAAGGGTATCAATGATAAAGCTGGTAAAGAATTTGCTGAATCCATATCAAAATTATTGAGAGAAGGCGGCGTGCAAAAATCACCACGCTTGCAAAAACATATTCACGAACTCTATAAACTCTCAAGCTTCGATGAAGAGTTAGCAGAACAGCAACAAGAATTGCTACTTAATCCGCCAACTGCACCAGAACCAGGTAATGACCCGGAAGACAAGCCAGCCAAGCCAGGTAAACCACCGGCAGCAAAGAAAACAGACAACCCAGGCAAAACAAAAGAAACAATAGAAGACCCGGAAAAAAAAAAGCTGAATGACCATGATTGCGGCGCGCATACATTTGTATTGAATGATGAACAGCGCAAAGAATTCCCTGTTTCGGCACTCATTGAAGACCAGGCAACAAAATTAGAAAAGATAATGCGCGCTGGTTTAAAAGCCCGTAGTGCCGCCATGCTTTCCGCAATGGAAAAGGTTATACGCGCCGGAAAGAATGCAACAGCGGTGCGCAACGTTGTGTTATCCATCACTATGCCGGGTGTTGAAGAATATGTAGATAGTTTGCGCGCCTGGGCTGATGAAACCATTAAAAAGACGGTAAAGGGTACACTCAAAGAACTTGGTAGGAATGAAACAAAACTTGCTGATGATCTTGATGAATTACCTTTAGAAATGCGTGAACGGGTTATAAGAAGCGTTTTATTGTTGGCTGGTTTTCAGGATTCAGACATTGAAAAAGCTGTTTATTTCTCATTCAATGAAAATTATCTTTTACCGTCCGATGCTGAAGCGGCTATTGAAAAGATGAACAAAGCCAATGATGATTATTTTGATAAACGTAATATTGGTGTAGCTTCTGTTAATGCTTCAAGCAATACTGTAAATAATACGCGTGATGATGTTTTTCATACTGATGATGTATTTAAAGACATTGAAAGCTTCATATTTGCAAACCCGGCACCGGTCACAGCTATTTGCAATAGTCTTGTTGGTACTGTATTTTCAAAAGAAGAATATGAATCAAGCCGTTGGCTTCCTCCGTTGCATCATAATTGCAAGTCATATATTATTGCACAAACAATTGGTGTAAAAACCAACCAAAAGATTACACCGGGCGGGCTTACTGTGACCGATCCCGAATTGATTAAACAGGCTACATTATAATTTAGGAGTTAAAACCATGAGAAATACTTGCTTTTTTAATATTATGTTAGATGATCATGCTGACATTAAAGTTGTTCAACTGTTAAAAGTTGGCAAATTTAAGTTTTTTGATGGTGCAGATTTAGAAATTACTTCTGAAATATTACTTAATATGAAGAAGAATTTTAAAAACAATGTTAAGAAAGTTGATTTAGCTGTTGATTTCTTTCATCACTCAAATAATGAAGCGGCTGGCTGGATAAATTCAGTCATACTCAAAGAAAATAACACAGAATTGTGGATAGGTGTTGATTGGACGGAAGAAGCGGAACAGAAAATACGTGATAAAAAAATACGTTATTTATCCGCTGATTTTGATGCTGACTATGAAGATAATGAAACCGGCAAGCGTTTTGGTCATACCTTAAATGGTGCTGGTTTAACCAATCGTCCATTTGTAAAAGGTATGGATGCAATACTTGATGATTTAAATAGTGTTGACATTGATCCTGAAAAACGTGATGCTATTAATAGAATTTTAAATAAAACTCCGAAAGAGGTCAAAACAATGGAATTTTCAGAACTTAAGAAAGAAGTATTTTCACTTAGCGAAGATCAGAAAAAAGAATTGGTCAAAATATGCGGTGGTGAAACACAAGTTATTAAATTGAGTGATGAAAATTCAAAGCTAACTGAAAAGGTTAATAGCCAGGGTAAAGAAATTCTGAAACTTTCAACTGAACTTACAAATCAAGCAAAAGAAACTGAATTTGCAACTTTACTTTCTGAAGGTAAAGCTGTTGCAGCACAGAAACCATCATTTCTTTCTGGCAACATGACAGAATTTCTAAAACTTGCACAACCGGTAAACCTGGATGAAAAAGGTAACGGCGGAACACCACCTGTAAAAGAAGGTAGTGCGAAAACCTTTGAAGAAGCCGAAAACCAAATTATAAAACTTGCTGAAAAGAAACGTGAAGGAAATAAAGAACTTTCTGAAGATGATTCTTTTCAAGAAGTCATGTCAGAAAATCCTGACCTTGCGAAATTGTATAACGCTTAATATCTAATACGGTAAAGTTGCTGTATTTCTAAATTGTTTGATAATTAATATTTAAGAAGGGACGTTTTATCATGAGTGGTGCTTTTATTCCTGCAATCTATCTTCCAGGCTTTAAGGCCGGGGCCGATTTTTCAGCACTAACAGACACGACAAAGTATATTGCTTTGACGTTGGACGCTGATGGT